TACCTTTCTGGTACTTTTCTGTACTAGTATTTCATCATCACAAATAACAAGTCCTAAAGTTGGCGAAGTCATAGGCCAAATGGGTACTACTTGGAACGAAAGAGAAGGAGAAACTCAAAATACAGCAATGGGTTATGAGTTGCAGATGAACGATTTCCTCCAAACTGGTGAAGATGGTGGTATGATTATTCATTACCTTGATAATACTAAATTTACAATGGGACCAAATACAGAATTAATTATTGATGAATTTGCTTTTGATATAACTAAAGTTCCTATAATAGTTGCAATGAACGTATCAATTAACGTTGGTACATTTACATATGAATCAGGAAAAGTATCTACATTAGGTGGCGAAGTTAATATAAATGCTGGTAATGCTACCATTACAGTACAAGGTACTGCTTTTTCAGGAACAGTAACATCTACAGGTGAAGCAACAATTACTTTACTACCAGATAGTAATGGTGTAGTAGGTCAAGTAACTGTATCCAATGACGCAGGTTCTCAAACAATAACTAACGCTTACAATTCAGTAACCGTTTTATCAAATGATTTAGCACCGACACCTCCAAAAATAGAAACTAATAAGTCAGACATTATTGAGTTAAATGAATATGAAGAAGATATAAAAGATGAAAGTAAAAAGAGTTTTGGTGATGTAGATAAAAAATCTGAACTATCTAAATCTGAATCTGAAGCACAGGAAATGGAAGAGGCAATCATTAATGAAGAAGCAAGTATAGTAGAAGATAGTAATACAATTGTTGCTACAGATTTATCTGTTGGTGAAACAGACGCAATAATTGAAACAAAGTCAGCAGAAGAAACAGCATTAGTTGAAGTAGAAGAAGTTGATACATCTTATTATGATTCCTGGGAAGAAGATTTAAAAGATTGGGGTTATATTGATGAAGACAATCAAATATCTGTATGGGATGCTGAAGGTGAAAAAACTATGGATTGGGATGACGCAAAGAAAATGTACGCTGAAATGGATCAAGCATATTTTGACGCCATTGGGTGTTCAGATTGTACTTGGGATACTATTAATTGGGATGAGATTGATTGGGACGCAGTAGATTGGGACGCTTATTATGATGAGTATAACGACCTATTAGAAGACTATGGATTAACTTCTTGGAATACAGATGTAGCTGAACAGGATGTAGTTGAAGATGTTGCTGACGAAACAGAAGCAGTAATTGAAGGTTATACTTGGGAAGATTTTGCTTTAGATGATGACTATTATAATAATAACGAATACAAAAACGCAGGCGGTCCACCTACATTAACTATACAAAACTATTGTGAGTATAATGGTTATGATTCTTCTTGGTGTACACAGGACTATGTTGATTACCTAAATGATTGGTATGGAAATGATTGGACTTTAAAAGTAACCAATGATAGTTGGACTACAGAATCTAAAAATATATTTGGTAAACTATATGGTTGGTGTGGAAGTTGGCCTAATTGGGAGATGTGTGATAATCAACCTAAACCTTGGAAGATGAAAGATTTAAAGGCAAAGTATATATCAGATTGGGCGTGGGCTGATTGGGATACATATTGGGACGCATTATATGATTGGTGGTATACAGGTTACGATTACAATAATGAAACAGATGAATCTAATTGGGAAGATGAGTATGATTTTGAAGATGATTATGACATAGACGCAGAATTAGAATTATTATTAGCAAGTTATGATGAGGAAGATTGTTTAAATTATGGATACTATTGGGACAATGCTAATTCTAGTTGTGGAACTGAATGGGTTGACAATAGTGGTTCAGAAACTACTGTAACTGCTAGTGGAGAAACTTTAAATTATGTTACAGGAGATGTAACCCAAACTTTAACTACATCAAGCTTGGGTGTGTCAACAAGTACTACTTCAACAGGAAGAGTGTCAACGTTAGATAATGATTTTGACGCTGAAGTTGATACATCTGTTAGCGGATACTCAATCATAAATAGATATAATGATAGTCACAGAGCATATCTAAAAATTGAAACTGCTGAAGAGGCAGATATTCAAATTTTACAAGACCAAGAAGCTCAACACTTTGATATTGGCAATAGTTCCAGCCAAGAAAATATAACAATTATTCAAACGGATTAAGTTAAGGTATGCGTCAAAAAATCATAGCACTAATAGAATTAACAAAAGGTTTTTGGTATATCTTTATCATAGGAAGACACCCAGCACAATTTAGACATTGGTATACTGAATGGTGGTTGCCAAGTCAATGGAGATATAATGGGAATGATTAATTTCTTTTTAATAATGTTTCTTTTAGGTTGGATGTGTTACTCCATATATAAATGGATAGATAGAGAATTTTAATGGCAGACGATAACGGAATTAAAACAAAAATAGACATTGCTAAACTCAAAAAAGATGTTGAGTTAACACATACAATTACAGAAAGATTAGACGTTGCTATTGAACGTTTAACAGACGTATCCACATCAATCAAATCAATGTTAGCGGTTCACGCTGAAAAGATAAGTAGGCAAGAACAAATTGATGAAATCATATTTGATAAACTTAAAGAACGAGCAGATAAAATAGATGATGTTCGCCTAGAATTGACCAGAGAGATACAATCAATAGAAAAAAGACTGTTAATAGAGATTAAGAATATCAGAATAGATATAGGTCAAAGAGTAGGTGTGCTAGAAAAATATCGTTGGATTATATTTGGTGCTATACTAGCAGCTGGATGGATACTATCTATGAATTTTGCGGAAATAGTGCAACTGCTAAAGTAGAGTTTTTTTATTCTCGTTTAGTGGGGAAAAATACGGAGGCTATTTTTTATACTCCAACTTTTTCCAATCACTCTTGACTTTTTAAGTGATTTATAGTATATTATGAGATAGTGTTATGTCAAGTTATATAGATTTAAAGTATATTAATGAAATCTCGTCAAGATTGGATCAGTTTAAAAAGAAGAATGATTATCTTTTTAACTTTAGGTGTCCACATTGTGGAGACTCACAGAAGAGTAAAACAAAAGCAAGAGCATATCTCTATAGAGTAAAAAATGATATGTTCTTCAAATGCCACAATTGTGGTCAAGGACAAAATTTATCAAATTTTATAAAATTCTTGGATCCCAAGAAATATGGAGAATACTTATTAGAACGTTATAAAGGATCGGCACCTTCCACGCCCCAGCCAAAATTTGACTTTAAACCAACAAAATTTAAAGAAACAAATTTACTTGATAACTGTACTAAAATAAGTAATTTGAAAGACGACCATCCTGTAAAGGATTATATTAAAAAGAGATTGATACCTACCAAATATTATGAGATAATCTATCTTGTTAACAAATTTCACAATTTTGCTAATAAGGTGAAACCAGGTATATTTAAAGAGAAGTATGAACACCCTAGATTAATTATTCCTTTCTTTGATGTAACTGGTGAGTTGTTTGCTTTCCAAGGCAGAGCATTTGGAAAAGAACAACCCAAATATATTACTATTAAACTTGATGAAACAAAACAAAAAGTTTATGGACTTGAACGTGTAAATTTCCAAAAACACGTTTACATTGTAGAAGGTCCACTTGACAGTTTGTTTTTAGATAATTGCTTGGCAGCAGGCGGAGCCGACTTAACATTGAGAATGCCTAATAACCAAGTTACATATATATTTGACAACGAACCTCGTAATAAAGAAATAATAAAACGTATGTACGCTGTAATTGAAAATGATTACAATGTAGTTATTTGGCCAAATCATATTCAACTGAAAGATGTAAATGAAATGATTGTGTCTGGAATAAGTGTGGCTGAAATAAAAAATATTATAGATAAAAATACTTTTAGAAAATTAGAAGCATTAGAAAAATTAAGTCATTATAAAAAAGTTTAGGGGTTAAATGGTAAATGAAAACATAAGTGTCGTGAAACGAAATGGTAGGGGTAAGGAAGCTCTTAACATTGAGAAGATTCACGAAATGGTAGAGTATGCAACCGAAGACATTACAGGCGTGTCTTCATCACAGGTTGAAATGAATAGTGGTCTACAATTTTATGATGGAATTACCACAAATGAAATTCAACAAATTTTAATCAAGTCGGCAAATGATTTAATTTCACTAGACAATCCAAATTATCAATATGTTGCCGCTAGACTATTACTCTATAGTTTAAGAAAACAATTATTTCACAAATTATGGGATCACCCACACATTTACACTCACGTTAATGATAGTGTAAAAAAAGGAGTATATGATCCTGATATTTTAAAATGGTATAACAAAAATGATTTTGATAGAATGGAAAATTGGTTAACTCACGAAAGAGATTATACTTTTACATATGCAGGGTTAAGACAAGTCATTGACAAGTATCTTGTACAAGATAGAAGCACAGGTGATATTTTTGAAACTCCACAATTTATGTATATGATGATTGCTGCTACTATCTTTGCACATTACCCAAAGAATAAAAGGATGAGTTATGTGAAAAGATATTATGACGCAATTTCAAAATTTAAAATTAATATTCCAACACCAGTTATGGCAGGTGTAAGAACTCCTATTAAACAGTATGCTAGTTGTGTACTAGTTGATGTTGCAGATACATTATCTTCAATTTTTTCTAGTGATATGGCAATTGGTAAATATGTTGCTCAAAGGGCAGGTATTGGTATTAATGCAGGACGTATTAGAGGAATTAATTCTAAAATAAGAGGTGGAGAAGTACAACACACAGGTGTTATTCCTTTTCTTAAAAAGTTTGAAGCAACTGTTAAATGTTGTACACAAAATGGTGTACGTGGTGGTTCAGCAACTGTTCATTTTCCAATTTGGCATAAAGAAATAGAAGATATACTTGTACTTAAAAACAATAAAGGTAGTGAAGATAATAGAGTTAGAAAATTAGATTATTCAATTCAGTTATCAAAACTATTTTATGAAAGATTTATTAATGATGGAGATATAACATTATTTTCACCACACGAAGTACCAGAATTATATGAAGCGTGGGGTACGCCAGAATTTGATGAGTTGTATGAAGTAGCAGAAAGAAAATTATCAATATGGAAACAGAAAGTTAAAGCACAAAGTTTGTTTATGTCAATATTGAAAGAAAGAGCAGAAACAGGTCGTATTTACATTATGAATATAGACCATTGCAATACTCACTCTTCCTTCAAAGATAGAATAACAATGTCAAACTTATGTCAAGAAATAACATTACCAACAGAACCTATAAGTCATATAGATGGAAAAGGTGAAATTGCATTATGTATTTTATCAGCAGTTAATGTAGGACTTATAAAAGATTTAGATGAATTAGAACCATTATGTGATTTAATAGTAAGGTCGTTAGATGAAGTTATAGACCATCAAAAATATCCAGTTAAGGCAGCAGAAATTTCTACAAGAAATAGACGAAGTTTAGGAGTTGGGTATATTGGTCTTGCTCATTATCTAGCAACATTAGGATATAGTTATGAAATGAAAACTGCTTGGAAAGAAGTTGATAAGTTAACAGAAGCATTCCAATATTATCTATTAAAATCAAGTAATCAATTAGCAAAAGAAAAAGGTCAATGTAAAGACTTTAATAAAACAAAGTATTCAGACGGTATCTTACCAATAGACACCTATAAAAAAGAAGTTGATGAGATTATATCTCGGAAATTATCTTATAAATGGGAAGAATTGAGAAAAGATATTAAGGAATTTGGGCTACGACATAGCACACTCTCGGCTCAAATGCCTTCTGAAAGCTCTAGTGTGGTTTGTAATGCTACAAATGGCATAGAACCACCTAGAGATTATCTTTCAGTAAAGAAAAGTAAAAAAGGAACTCTAAAACAAGTTGTACCTGATTATAAAAGATTAAAAAATAATTATACATTATTATGGGATATGAAATCAAATGAAGGATATATAAACATAGTAGCAGTAATGCAAAAGTATTTTGACCAGGCGATAAGTGGCAACTGGTCTTATAATCCTGAACATTATGATGAAGGACAAGTACCTTTATCTATTATGGCACAGGATTTGCTAAATACTTATAAGTTAGGTTGGAAGACTTCTTATTATCAAAATACATATGATAGTAAGAAAGATTTTGATGAACCTGTCCATCCAGTTGGTTGGAAGGATAACGTAGAGGAAACAAAAAAACAAGAAGAAGAATGTGACACCTGCGTAATTTAAAGGAACTTTATGGCATTTTTATGTGCAAATGTACCACATACGGAAGTACTAGTTAAAAAACAATACTTGTATGATTTAGAAAAAGGACACGGTGAGTTTGAGCCAGGTATGTGGTGTACTGTTAAAAGTATTCAAGGTAGAGCATTATACTTTGAAACTTATTTGTATGAAACAGGTGCATTATATGATAAATTACCAATATCAGCATTTGTATGGAAAAAGACAAAAGAAGATATAGCATTAGCAGAATTACAGTTATGGGATTGTTTTGATTATGATATTACTGTTATTGAAAAACAAGTGATAAGTGGTAATAGATGTACGTTTTTATCACCAAGTAAGAAATTATATGAAGGAAATTATATGTTTAGTATAGATAGTTGTTGTTCAACGAATAAAGAAAACAATATAGGATATAGTGAAACTCCGAGTCAACATAAATCTTTTAATATAATAAAATTAGATAATGGACATTTTGCTGCTCAACCTAATAATAGAGTTTTGTTTTATGATAAATCATTAACACCTAGTAAAACAAAAAGACCAGATTATAAAGTATCTACTAGAGAGTATAGTGTAGATAATATAAGTAAATGGACAGCAGGTGATAGTGATAAACACCATTATGAGTTAACAGAATCAGAAAGATTACAAGACGAATTAGAACCGATAGATAACGATAGTAGATTTCTTAAACCAAATTATGATTCACACAAACATTACAAAGAAAAAAAATGACTAGAAGTGTATTTAATACAGAAAAGAATTTAGACTTTACAAAACAACCTATGTTTTTTGGTAAGAGTTTACAAGTACAAAGATATGATAATATGAAGTATCCTATATTTGATAAACTTTGTCAAAGACAATTAGGTTATTTTTGGAGACCTGAAGAAATATCTTTACAAAAAGATATGGCAGATTATAAAGTTTTATCTGAACAAGGTAAATTTATATTTACATCTAATTTAAAATATCAAACAATGATGGATAGTGTGCAAGGACGAGGTCCTTGTTTGGCATTTTTACCATTTGTATCTATACCTGAATTAGAAAGTTGTATAATTGCTTGGGACTTTATGGAAAGTATTCATAGTCGCTCTTATACATATATTATTAAAAATTTATATTCTAACCCTAGTGAAGTTTTTGATACTATTATTACAGATGAAAAGATTGAAAGTAGGGCAAATAGTATTACACAAACGTATGATGATTTAATGCATTTAGGTTATAAATGGATATTAAAACCTGATAGTGTTGATATGTATGAGTTAAAAAAGAAATTATATTTAACGTTAATGACAGTTAATATATTAGAAGGTTTAAGATTTTATGTTTCTTTTGCTTGTTCATTTGCTTTTGGTGAATTAAAAATGTTAGAAGGTTCTGCTAAAATACTTTCATTAATTGCAAGGGATGAAAGTTTACATTTGTTAATAACACAAAGAATACTTAACAACTATCGTGAATTAGAACACGATAAAACTATGAACAAAGTGATGAGAGATACAGAAAAAGAAATTTATAAAATGTATGAACACGGAGTAGGACAAGAGAAACGTTGGGCAACTTATTTGTTTTCAAAAGGTTCTATGATAGGTTTATCAGAAAAATTATTACACCAATATGTAGAGTATATGGCAAATCGTAGAATGAAAGCAATTGGATTAGACCCACAATATGACCAAAAGACAAATCCATTGCCTTGGGTAGACCATTGGTTAAATAGTAGGTCATTACAAAATGCACCACAAGAAACAGAAATTGAAAGTTATGTTATAGGCGGAATTAAACAAGATGTACAGAAGGATCAGTTTAAAAAATTTAAACTATAATTGAATATATTTTTATGGATGATGATGATTTAACCAAAAAATATAAAAGGTATTGTGGTAATTGTAATACAAGGTTTACTATTGTTTATGATGAAGATAAAACAGAACAACGAGTGACGGTGTGTCCGTTTTGTAGTTATGAACTTGAAGATGAAGATGAACAGGAAGAAGAGGTAAGTGAAAATGAACACGAAGAAGCTAGTTGGGATTGATTATAGTATGACAAGTCCTGCAATATGTGTAACAGATGACTTTATATTTGAGCATAGTCGTTTTTATTTTCTTACTAATAAGAAGAAACATTTAGGTATATTTGGTAATATAAATGGTTCTGAACATCAACCATATACAGACCCTATCCAAAGATTTACTCAAATTTCTGATTGGGTTTTAAAAGTTTTACGTTTATATCATCCAGGAGACCATACTGTTGGCATTGGACCATCAATAGCAATTGAAAACTATTCATATGGTTCTAAAGGTAGAGCATTATTTCAAATAGCAGAAAATTGTGGTATACTTAAATATAGATTATCAGAACAAAAATGGAGTTATAATGTTATTGTACCAAGTGTTGTTAAGAAACTTGCTACAGGTAAAGGTAATGCAGATAAAGAAATGATGTATGAACAATTTTGTAAAGATACAAAAACAAATTTAAAGAAGTTATTAGATACAGAAAAGGCAGGCAATCCAGTATCAGATATAGTTGATAGCTGGTATATAGCAAAGGCAAATTATGGGACCATTTAAAATTTTAATATTAGCATATCTAATTGGTATGGATCCAGTTGCAACGCAACAAACGTTTCAAATGGAAGGGTATTATCCAACTATGGAAGCGTGTAAGGAAGAATTACTTAAACAAAAACCTGATAGAAGATATGAAGTGATGAACGAGTTTGTTATAGATGGAGATTTTAAATGGGATTGGTTAGTTGCAGGATGTAAAAATGATGATACAGGAGAAGTATTTAAACTATATCCAACATATCCAAAAGGTAAACCAGATGAATTACAAGGCATTGATTTAGAACTTGATGAGATACATATATGATATACAATAGGAGATTCTTACGAGCAAAAAAACATATTACGTGCCAGCATTCACCTTTAAAACATATTGCACCTAAAGTAGAATTAGTATGTGTAAATGATTTGATGATAACTGCTAAACTTAATTGGTTGAAAAGAAGATATGAAAATTTTAAAGAAAGTATTGAAGGTGCAGGTATGATATATCCAATTATCTATACTGACCTAGAACATTATTGGTTAAAAGAAAAAAGATGGCCTAAAGATAAAGATGGCAACTGTATACCTGGACTTGCAGTACATACAGGTAATAAAAGAGTTTATTGGGCAAAACGTTATGGGTATACTCATATTGAAGGATATTATGTAAAGAGTAAAGAAGAACAAGCGGCTATTGTTAAACAAACATTTATGTTGAAGGAAGCATACCCAAATGTATAAACCACTACCAGATGGATTAATAATTAAAAAATCTTCTATAGAAGGTCAAGGATTATTTACAACAAAGTTTATTGAGAAAGATGTAAAGTTAGGTTTATGTCACGTACTTGTTGATGGAGAAATTATAAGAACACCATTAGGTGGGTTTGTTAATCATAGTGATAAACCAAATTGTATAAAGATAAGAGGAGTATTAGGACTTAAAGAGGTTGAACAAACTAATAAGTATTTTTTATATACTTCACGACCTATAAAGGCGTGGGAAGAATTAACAGTTAAATATACTTTTTATAAAATAGAGAATGAAAAAATTAAAAAAAATAGTTAGTTTAGGAACTTCCAATGCGATATCTGCTATTGAACACGCAATAAAGCATTGGGGTAAGAGAGAAAATTTATCACTTCATAGAGTTTTTAAATATCCAGTAAGTGGCAAACTTTTATCTGAAGAAGATGTTGTAAGAATTATAAATTGTGACGCTTATTTGGTTGATGGAACTTGGGGCAGTACAAGTCCTAAAAGACAAAAATATAAAACAGCTGATATTGAAAAAGATAAGTATGGAAAAGTTATAGATTTTAATAGATTTGCCTGGATGGAATATGTTAATCTCCAAGCTAGTCGTCTAACAACAAAATATAGAAAACCATTATTAGTTACTGAAAGTGCAACATTAAGTAGAATTAAATGTAATTATATAGATACTTGGTATAAAAAAACAGGTCCAAGATATTACCGTATGGGATTAAATAACTGGACATATGGAAAAACTAAATGGTGTAAACCAGAAAATCTCCAAAGATTGAATAATATGATTCAATTGACACAAAGATATAATCCAGAAATAACGTATATAGATAATATATACAATCATCAATGGAAAAATAATAAAGATGGTGCAGTTTTAATTGTGCCTGGTTTAGAACACGACCCAACATCTTCTATTCCTGTATCTGAATTTATTAAAATTAGTGTTGAAAAAGTTAGAAAAGCAACTACAAGAAAAATTATAGTTAAACCACACCCACATAGTAAAATTGTAATTCAAGATTTAGTGGAAGATGTTGAAGTTGTGCCAAAAAATGTAACTTTAAATTCTATTATAGATAGGGTTTATTGTGGGGTGTTAGGAGAAAGTACAAGTATTTTTCAACTAATTAATTTAGGAATACCTTGTATTACTTCAAAATATAATTTTGGTGCTGGTATAATTTCATACGATAAAGAAGGAGTTAAATTAGAAAATACTGACATTGATAAGATAGAAGATTTATATTATGCTGAACCTGAAGAAGTTTTAGAATGGTATAAAATGGTATCTTATACAGAATTTACTCTTAAAGAATTTGATTCAGATACAATTTTGCATTATATAAAGGAATTGATACAATGAAGTCAGCATTGATTACAGGTATCACAGGTCAAGATGGTGGATATCTTGCTAAATTATTATTAGAGAAAGGGTATAAAGTATATGGTGCTCAAAGAAGAAATACAGGCAAAAGATATTGGCGATTAGATGAATTAGGTATTAGAAATGATATTGAACTAGTTGATATAGATTTAACTGAACCTTATAATATATCAAAATTATTAGTTAAGACTCAACCAGATGAATTTTATAATTTGGCTGCTCAATCATTTGTAGCATTGTCATTTGAACAACCACAAGTTACTACACTTACAAACTCAATAGGAGTTTTAAATATATTAGAAGCGATTAAAGATGTAAATCCTAAAATTAAATTTTATCAAGCTTCTACTAGTGAAATGTTTGGTAAGGTTACTGAAACACCACAAAAAGAAACTACTAGATTTTATCCTAGAAGTCCTTATGGTGTTGCAAAAGCATATTCACATTATATGGTTGTTAATTATAGAGAGGCATACAATTTATTTGTTTGTTCAGGCATATTATTTAACCACGAAAGTCCTATGAGAGGTGAAGAATTTGTAACTAGAAAGATAACAAAAGGATTAGTAGATTGGTCACGGACAGGTAAAGTTTTAGAATTAGGTAATTTAGAAAGTTTTAGAGATTGGGGACACGCTGAAGATTATGTTGAGGCAATGTGGTTGATGTTGCAACAAGATAAAGCTGAAGATTATGTTATTGCTACTGGTAAGACATATCAGGTTAAAGAATTTATACTTAAATGTTTAGATTATTTAAAGATACAATATCAGGTAAATGGTCACGAAATAATAGAGAAACATAGTAAAGATTTTATTATTAAAACAAATCCTAAATTTTTTAGACCTACAGATGTAGATTTATTAGTAGGCAACACTACAAAAGCAAAAACAAAATTAGGATGGAAACCTAAGCATACCATAGATAGTTTAGTTAAAGATATGATGAGTGCTGATATGAAAAGAGAAGGATGAAAAAGATTTTTGTTACAACTTATAATAAAAAATTGTATGACCAGTATGCTCATCAATTGATTACAACATATTTGGCAACACAACAAACATTGCCTATGTATGTTTTTGTTGAAGATGACCCAAAGAGTTATCCTCAAATAAACAATGTACATTATCATAATTTGTTTGAATTTGAACCAGAGTGTAAAAAATTTATAGAAAGAAATAAACATAGAAAAGTAAATAATTTTTTTGAAGACGCAATAAGATTTAGTTATAAAGTATTTGCTCAATCAGCAGTAAGAAATTTTGGAGATAAAATATATTATGTAGATAGTGATTGTGTTTTTACGAAACAGATACCTGATAAATGGTTTGATGATTGTTTACCAGATAATATATTTTTATCGTTTTATGGTAGACCTAAACAATATACAGAAGCAGGTTTTGTTGCATTTAATAATACAAGACCTATAGCATATGAGTTTTTTAAAGAGTATAAAGATTGGTATATAAAAGATAGAGTATATTCAATAAAGAGATTAGAAAAGAATTTTTGGACAGATTGCCATACGTTGGACAGTACTAGGCAAAAGTTTAAAGATAATCCTGAATATAGTGAACGAACACTAGGTGATGGAGAAATGGGGCATATTATAGCAAGAGATAAATTTATTAACCCATACATAGACCATAGAAAAGGTAAAAGAAAAAAAGAACAACATAGTCCAGAATGGAGAAAACACAAATGACAAACGGCGCAGATGACAAAGACAATGCACATAACTTGACATATGAAAACGAAACCCAACTTAATAGAACGGTTACGATTCCTTTAAGAGAATATGACGAACTTAAAGAGCAAATGCATTTTATTACAGATAAGAATATGATAGCAATTATTGATAAGATTGGAGAATTAGTAAGGGCGTTGCGTAAAAATATAAGAATGCCTATTAAATAAAAGTGTAATGATAAATATTTTTATTGGGTATGATAGTGAGGAGAAGGTTGCCTTTAATGTACTTTCATATAGTATATTAAAACATAGTACCAGACCTGTAGCTATTACACCAGTATATTTAAAAAATGTAAAAGATAATTTTACAAGAGAACGAAGTAATATAGAATCAACTGAATTTAGTTTTAGTAGATTTATAGTACCACACCTTATGAATTATAAGGGTTGGGCATTGTTTATGGATTGCGACCAGTTAATGTTTACAGATGTTGCTGAATTGTGGAGATTAAGGGATGAAAGATATGCTGTACAAGTGTGTAAACACGATTATGTACCTAGAAAGACAAAGAAATTTTTAGGTGCAATACAAACAACATATGAAAAGAAAAATTGGTCAAGTTTTATGTTAATGAATTGTGATAAGTGTACAGCACTAACACCAGATTATGTGAATAGTGCAACAGGATTACAATTACACCAATTTAAATGGTTAGAAAATGATGATATGATTGGTGAACTACCTTTAGAGTGGAATTGGTTAGCAGGAGAATATGAAAAGAAAGAAAAAGTAAATAATGTACATTTTACAGAAGGTGGACCTTGGTTTGCAGATTATTTACATTGTGATTATGCTGATGAATGGAAAAAATTAAAAGAAGAAACAACGGAAATAAATTTAAAAAAATGATACAAGGATTGTTAACAGGACGTAGAACAGATGAAATGGTACTAGCATTTATTCAAAGTCAAAGTAAATTCACACCTATGTACAGTTGGCATACAGATGGACCTGAATTTAAAAGTGTAAATTTAAAAAAACCTGTTGCTTGTTTTGGAGTATTAAGAGGCACAGGTGATATAATGAAAAAGGCAAAGTCAGATGTATATTATTTTGACCACGCTTATAAATTTGGTAATAGACATATGAATTCTAAACAGATTATTGGTGAAAGAATATACAGATTAACTAAAAATTGGCAACATATTGTATCAGTAAAAAAACTTACAGATATAGATAGAAAGAGAATAGAAAAATATAAACCTTTTATTAATATAAAACCTTGGAAGAAATCAGGTAAAGATATAGTACTTTGTGATATAGGTCCAGGCGCTATTGATTATTATACATCTAAACATTATGATGTGAAGCAATGGTTTAATCAAACATTAGGACGTCTTAAACATATATATGGTGGGCGTCCGAAGGATTTGAATTTTATAGTTAGAGGAAAACCAACACCAGATAAAGAATATAGAGTTGAATCTCAAAAACCAAAATCTTTTGATGTTCATTTGTATAATGCATATGCAGTTGTAACATTTCAATCATCTATTGGTATTACAGCAATATTAGAAGGTGTACCACATTTTTGTGATGTAACATCAATGTGTGCTCCTGTATCAAGAACTGGTAGGGGTGAATCGTCTGTTAATGAAATAAAAGATCCATTTTATCCAGATACTAGAATAGAATGGCTTAATTCCTTATTAGCAAATCAATTTACAATGACAGAAATTAGAGATGGAACAGCGTGGAAACACGTTAAAGATATTCCAGGAGAAACAGTATCAATGGGAGATTATGTAATGCCTAGTGGTATTGAAATCTATTTGGATAAGAATCGCAAGAACAAAAGGTAATATGAGATTAGATAATGAAATAAAATTAGATTACAAAGACGTATTGTTAAAACCAAAACGTTCAACATTATCATCAAGAAAAGATGTAAAAATGACAAGGTCATTTACGTTTAGGCATTCAAGTGAAACGTATGAGTGTTGTCCAATTATAGCGTCTAATATGGATGGTGTTGGTACATTTAGTATGGCGAAAGTTATACAAGAATATAAAATGATGACTGTTATTACAAAGACAACAACAATAGAACAATGGAAAAAAGCAATTGGTGAAGGTATTAAATTAAAATATATTTCAGTATGTACAGGCACAGGTAAATTATGGCAAGAAGACGCTGAAGATTATAGTACAATGCAACACGTATTAAATAATTATCCAGATGTTAAGTTTATTACTATAGATGTTGCAAATGGATATCATACAAATTTTTCAGATTTTATATCAAGAGTTAGAGAAGAATATCCAGATAAAACTATTATTGCAGGTAATGTAGTTACAGCAGAAATGACCGAAGAGTTAATTATAAGAGGTGCAGACGTAGTTAAAATTGGTATTGGACCAGGTAGTGTATGTACAACTAGAACAATGGCTGGCGTAGGTGTACCTCAATTTAGTGCTGTAATGGAGTGTGCTGACGCTGCTAATGGTGTTGGTGGTCATATAGTTGCAGATGGTGGATGTAATATGCCTGGAGATATAGCAAAAGCATTTGGCGCAGGTGCTCATTTTGTAATGTTAGGGGGTATGTTGGCAGGACATAATGAATCAGAAACAAAATCAAAAGATGGTAAAAGAGAATTTTATGGAATGAGTTCCGATAGAGCAAGAGAGATACACGGTAAAAGAAAAGATGGTTATAGAGGTAATGAAGGACGAGCAATTATATTACCTGATAGAGGACCTGTAAAAGAAACAGTTGAAGATATGTTGGGTGGTGTTCGTTCAAGTTGTACTTATATTGGTGCAAGACGATTAAAAGATATACCTAAATGTGCAAGTTTTGTCAGATGTGTACAACCATTAAATACAGTATTTGAATCATATGAATAAATTTTTATTAACATTAGTTTTTGTATTTTTTACATTGCCAGTATGGGCGTTAGAACTATTGATGTTTAACAATAAACATTGTGGGTATTGTAGTGCATTTATTGAAGAGGTAGCAGTTGATTATGAATATAAGGATCATAAGAATAAAGATTTACCTTTAGTTATTATTGACGCATATAATCAACCTGATTGGTTTAGAGAAGCATATAAAGGAAATAGAATTAAAGGTATTTTTGGAACACCAACGTTTATTATATGGAATGGTAGAAAAGAATTAGGGAGAATAATAGGGTATAATGGTAAACAATGGTTTTATGAAAGGTTAAATGAGTTATTTCAGAAATAGTGCTGGTGATAAAAAAATAGCAAAAGCTACATATTCTGATTCGCAGATGATTGAGGTTTTAGGTGGTACAGTTAAAAAGATATTTAATTATGAAGGAGAAGATAACGTTACCTTTTTAAAAAATGAAGTTTTTTGGCTTAACTATTTAAAAAGTAAATGGGTTCCTGAATTATTAGAAGTTGGTAAAAATTATGTTATTACTAGTTATTATGGACCAGATTTAACTAAAGTACATCATTTAAGTAGACCTAAAGATTTAGCAAATCAAACTTTAGAAATGTATAGATTTTTTAAAGACAAAAATGTATTTAAACTTAATGGCGCTTTACGTAATATGACATTAAATAAAGGACAATTGGTAGCATTTGATTTTAAACACGCTAGATTCCGTACAAATAAGTATATAGATTATGAAATTGTTAGTTATGAGAAATGGCTATCTAAAATAGATAATGAATTGGTTGAAAAATTAAAATTATTAATATGACAGAAAATAGTTTAAGAATATATGACAATGCAATGTCACTTGAAGATTGTAAAAAGATTATTGAACTTTTTGAAAAGAATAAAGACCAGATTGATAAATTTAATACTGGACGGAAAGAATATACTGAACTTGATATAGATAAATTTAATACACCTTGGAGTGAAACTAAAGAAAAATATATATCTATGATGAAAATGTATATGCATAAATTTATGAAAGATTTGAATATACATAAGGGCGATTTTCCACCAATAGTTGATATGGAAAACATAAGAATAAAAAAATATTTACCTAATGACAAAGATGAATTTAAAATCCACGTTGATATACTACGTTCTCTTTTAGCAAAACGTTTTTTAGTTTATATTTTATATCTTAATGATGTTGAAGAAGGTGGTGAAACATATCTACCAAAACAGAATATAAAAGTTAAACCAAAAGAAGGAAGATTATTAATGTTTCCTCCTTTTTGGACTCACCCACACGCTGGATTAAAACCAATTAAAGGAACAAAATATATTATAATGTCTTATTTACATTAAAAGTCA